ATTGCTTCGGGTAGATTTACTTTCGGAGAAAAAGTAAAAAAGTTTGAGGATGAATTTTGTGAGTACTTTGGATTTCCCTACGCTGTCCAGGTTAACAGTGGCGGCAGCGCTAACCTTTTAATGGTGGCTGTTGCTGTTGAAAGAGGGTGGATATCTAGAGGAGATAAAGTTATTGTTCCTGCCATTGGTTGGAGTACATCTTATTTTCCATTTATTCAGTACGGCATTGACTTAGTTTTTGTAGATGTTGATAAAGATACTTGGAATATTAATGTAGATCAGATCGAGGACAACATAAAGGACGATGTAAAGGGTATCCTTGCTATCAATATTTTAGGTAATCCTTGTGACTTTCAAAAACTTAACTCTCTGTGTGATCAATATGATTTAATATTGTTTGAAGACAACTGTGAATCTATGGGTGCGAAACAAGGAGATACTAACTGTGGGGGATTTGGTGACATAGGTACGTTTAGTACATTCTTCAGTCACCACATACAAACTATGGAAGGGGGTATGGTTGTCTGTAATGATCCTGAGACATACAACACGTTGCTCAGTCTTAGGTCACATGGGTGGACAAGAGGTACGAAGTACTACACAAACAATCCTTTTGAGTTTGTCACTCTAGGATACAACGTGCGGCCAGGAGAATTAAACGGTGCTTTAGGTTCTGTCCAGTTAAAAAAGCTAGAGGATATGAACAACCAAAGAATTAAAAACGCGGATACATTTGTAAAGTATTTTGGTAACAAAGACTATTGTAGGATACAGAAGGTAGAAGAGAATAGTATCTCTTCATGGTTTGGTTTTGGAATTGTGTTCGAGAAGAACGCATTTAGAGAAAGAACAAAACAAATTCTTGAAAATTATTCTATTGATAGCAGACCTATATGCACGGGTAACTTTTTCAAACAACCAGTTTGTGAAAAGTATTCTGCTAATATGGAAAGAGGTTCGTCACTAGTGGTGGCTACTAATATTGATGACAATGGTTTATTCTTAGGAAATAATCCTATGGATTTAGAGCCAGCTATAAAAAGCCTTAGTGAAGTTTTAGACCGTGAATTTAGTGAACAAAGTATTTTAAATTCAGGAGCATTCTAAATGACAAAAACTATAGATACTATTGTTGAAGATATATACAACATCTTTGAGTGTGATGAAGAGGTAAAGGTAAGCAAAGAAGACTTGGATGAATTAGCAAAAGGTATACTTGATGCAGTTACCGGCTCTCTTAAAGAAAGAGAAAGATCAAAAGGCCATCTAAGGCTATCTCTTATTGGTCATCCTGACAGAAAGATTTGGTACACTGTTAGAGATGGTGACAAGATTGGTAAGGAAAAGTTAACGGGGCAAGACAAAATAAAGTTCTTGTATGGTCATATCCTAGAGTGTCTTCTTATCTTTCTCTCTCGTACTGCCGGTCATACAGTTACTGATGAACAGAAGACTGTTACTGTTAATGGTGTGGTCGGTCATCAAGATGCCGTAGTTGATAATGTCCTTGTTGATTTTAAGAGTGCATCAAGTTATGGGTTTAAGAAATTTAAAGAAAATACAATTCATTCGGATGATCCATTTGGTTATATAGCTCAGATATCTGCTTATGCTCAAGCAAATAACTTAGATAAGGCTGGCTTTGTAGTTATAGATAAATCATCAGGTGAACTTTGTTATTGTCCTGTTCATTCTATGGAGATGATAAATGCAGAAGAAAGGATTGAGTCTCTTAGAAGAACTGTTAAGTCTGATGTGCCTCCCCCTCGCTGTTATAGTGATATTCCTGACGGTAAGTCTGGCAACCACAAGCTTCATATTGGCTGCGTCTATTGTTCTTTTAAGCATGTTTGTTGGTCTGATGCTAACGGCGGCGCGGGTCTTAAAAAATTCAATTACTCTACTGGTCCGAGGTACTTAACTAGGGTAGACCGTACTCCTAATGTAGAGGAAATACATGAAGAGATTTAGATCAAAGTCCGAAAAGAAAGCAAATGATTTTTTAAAGGAGAAAAAAGTTTCGTTTGAATTTGAACCTTACTATGTTAAATATATGTGGATTGAAGATAAAAAGTATCTGCCTGATTTTGTCCTAGACAACGGAATTATTTTAGAAGTTAAAGGCAGGTTTACTTTAGCCGATAGAAAGAAGCATCTCTTTCTTAGGAAGAGTAATCCAGATTTAGATGTTAGGTTTGTATTCGACAACCCTAATACTAAGCTTTACAAAGGGGCTAAATCAACCTATGCTAACTGGTGTAGCAAGCAGGATTTTTTATTTTGTAAACTATCTGATGGTATTCCTGAATGGTGGACAAGTGGAAAAAAAAGAAACGAAAATTCTTCTAGAGATAGAAGAAGTAATAAAAAAAAGAAAGGCTGATCCAGAACAGCTTCTGTTTATGAGTGTTATATTGCAAGCTATGCTTGACGCCACTAAACCGATGACACCAAAGGAATCAGATGAAGCTGTAGCAGCCAGAGAGACATCTATGTCTTGGTTCTTCTGCTCTGTGGGGGTGACTGTAGATGATTTCATGACTGTCTGTGACATAGCGGACCTTGATCCTGACTATGTGCGATCATTCGCTTATAAAGTCCTGCGGTCAAAAGAGATTGACTTTGTTAGGAAAAGAATAAACACTGTCTTAACTTTTAATTAGGAAAAGACTTATGTACCAGTTTGATGAAGAACATTATTTAGAAGAGATACAGCACTACATTGACGATACTTACAGCCAACACTATGCTCAAGGTAAATACCAAGCCACAGATGTGATTTTAGATGCAGGGTACGGAGAAGGTTTCTGTCTAGGTAACATACTGAAATACTGTAAGAGGTACGGGAAAAAGGAAGGTAAGAATAGAAAAGATTTGTTAAAGGTAATTCACTATGCAATAATTATGCTCCACATCCATGACCAGAAAGAGGAAGGACGCTAATATATGGCACAGTTTCGCTCAAATGAAAATCCTATGTTCCGCTCTAAATTTAGTGAAGATATCTTTAAACACAAATACGCACATACTGGATGTGAAACGTGGTCAAGTTTAGCCAGCGTTCTAGTGGAGGATGTCTGTCAGGATAAGATGAGCAAAGAAGATAAGACTACTCTTTCTAATTACATCACAGAGTTAAAGTTTATTCCTGGCGGTAGATATTTATATTACGCTGGACGTCTTAATAAATTTTTCAATAATTGTTACTTGCTCTGCGCTGAAGAAGATACAAGAGAAGATTGGGCTAACCTATCTTGGAAAGCCGAGTCGTGCCTTATGACGGGCGGTGGAATAGGTGTGGACTATTCCATATACAGAGAAGAAGGACGCCTACTTGCTGGCACTGGAGGCTTGTCCTCTGGACCTATACCTAAGATGCAGATGCTGAACGAGATAGGCCGTCGAGTTATGCAGGGCGGTAGTAGGCGTTCAGCGATTTACGCTAGTCTTAATTGGAAACATGCTGATGTAAGTAAATTTTTAGAATGTAAGAACTGGTATGAAACGCCAGTAGGAAACACAGGTTTTTCTCTTGGTCAGCTTAAAGAACAAGATTTTAATTTCCCTGCTCCCTTAGACATGACAAACATAAGTGTTAATTATGATACTGATTGGTTGTTAAACTATTGGAATACCGGAGATGTAGGAGAAATATTTAAAAAGAATGTTGCTCAAGCATTAAAGACTGCTGAACCAGGATTTAGTTTCAACTTCTTTGAGAAAGAAAACGAAACATTACGCAATGCCTGTACTGAAGTTACTGCTAATAATTGCTTTGCGGCTGACGGTGGTGACGATAGTGATGTTTGTAATCTTGGTTCTTTAAACCTGGGCCGGATAGAAACATTACAAGAACTAAACGATATCACTGAACTAGCAACTAAGTTTTTATTGTGCGGAACTCTAAGAGCGAAGCTGCCTTACGATAAGGTCTATAAAGTAAGAGATAAAAATCGTAGGCTTGGCCTTGGTTTAATGGGTATCCATGAGTGGCTTATTAAACGAGGTTACAAATATGAGGTGACAGAAGAACTTCATCAGTGGCTCTCGGTCTATAAAGGCAAGAGTGGTTCAGTATCTAAAGAGACTGCGGATAAGTTCAACATCAGCCGTCCTGTAGCTAACCGTGCTATCGCTCCTACTGGATCAATAGGCATATTGGCTGGCACAAGTACAGGCGTAGAACCTATATTTGCTGTATCTTACAAGCGCAGATATTTGAAAGGTGGTACACGTTGGCACTATCAGTATGTAGTAGATAGCGCAGCACAAGAACTTATTAATTTATACGGTATTGATCCTAGCAATATTGAGTCTGCTTTAGATTTAGCAGACGACTATAAGCGCAGGATAAAGTTCCAAGCTGATGTGCAGGACTACGTTGATATGTCCATCTCCTCAACCATTAACCTACCAGCGTGGGGTAGTAAACTTAACAACGAGGATACAGTGGATGATTTTACAAATACTCTCGCGTCTTACGCTTCTAGGCTTAGGGGTTTTACCGTTTATCCTGATGCTTCTAGAGGTGGTCAACCTTTAACCTCTGTCCCTTATTCTGAGGCTGTTGATAAACTAGGAGAAGAGTTTGAAGAAGGTGTAGAAACACATGATATCTGCGACATTACAGGTCATGGGGGTAGTTGTGGGGTATAAATGTTAACTCACTATTGCTTCAAAGACGTTCTACCAAAGGAATTTTGTGATGGTATGCTTAGTGTTGCAAGAGAACTAGATTCCAAAGAGGCAGAAGTTTTTAAAGAAGGTGACGATGTAGTATTGTCAGAGATAAGAAACAACAGAGTTGCTTGGTTAGCTAATGACGAGTTGTCGGAGATATTAGAATTATATGTAGACATAGCTAATGAAAGAGCGGGTTGGGATTTTAGTTTAACTTCTTTTGAAGTTCCTCAAATATCTTTTTATGGTAAGGGTCAGTTCTATAATTGGCATGTAGATACAGGAGTAGAGAAACAAAGTGATCCATACTTTAGAAAATTAGCTATTTCTATAACACTCAACGATGAGTTTAAAGGGGGTGATTTCCAAGTACAGAATTTTGTTCACCCTCAAGCACCTGATAGATTCAGAACTGTAAAAGAAATGAGAAGACAAGGAAGTATTGTTGTCTTCCCTTCTTTTATTTTTCACAGAATAACTACAGTGTCAGAAGGAGAAAGGTCTGCTATGACTTGTTGGTTCAGGGGTGAAAAATTTTCTTGACTGTAGCTTCTTTTTATAGTAATATTTTTATGACATGACATGTGTCAGACAGACTATTAAAAATTAAGTTAGAGATTAAAGCCGACGATCAATATAAGAAAGTAATTCCAATAAAATAGGCAGTATAGGGGCTGGGTATTGTTCTCACCCCTCATCACATAAAAATGTTAGATAAACCATACAAAATATATGTAGGGTATGACGAAAAAGAAAAGACTTACCTTGATGTTCTGTCATACAGCATAAGAAAAAATACGAACCATCCCGTAGATATAATCCCCCTAAAGCAGAATGCTTTACGAAGGGCGGGTCTTTACTTTAGAGATAAAGAAATCAACGAAGACAATCAATTTGTAGATTGTTTTGATGGAAAACCATTCTCAACTGAGTTTAGTTTCACTAGATTTTTAGTTCCTTTCTTAAATCAATTTGAAGGGTATGCTTTATTTATGGACTGCGATATGTTTGTGAAGACAGACATTTCTGAATTGTTTGAAAAGTATTGTAATCCTTCATTTGCTGTTAGCTGTGTGAAACATGACCACATTACAGAAGGTGGTTTAAAAATGGATAACCGTGTTCAGTCTAACTATCAGAGAAAGAACTGGTCTAGTTTTGTTATGTGGAACTGTGGACACGAAACACTAAAAGATTTTACTGTGCATGATGTAAATACAAAAAATGGTTCTTGGTTACATAGGTTTGCTTTTCTTGAAAGAGAGTATGAGAATAATCTTATAGGGTCTATACCTCAAGAATGGAACTGGTTAGATGGACATTCTTCTACTAACTTAAAACCTAAGTGTGTACACTTTACTACGGGCGGTCCAATATACAGCAACTGGGATGGACGAAGGAGTATAGATAATAAATATGCGGCAGAGTGGTCAGAATTATATTCAGAAATGGTTAAAGTAAATGGTTAGATTTGTAACATCCTTTTCAGGTAAACACTACGACATATACGCAAAAAAAATGTTGGAGTCTGTCGTTGAACATTGGGCAGATGATTTAAAACTTATTGTTTATTATGACACTGTGACTGAAGAACAGAAGAAAGACTTTCCTAAGTCACCTATTATTGAATACAGAGACTTAGATGAAGTTGAAGACAGAGCTATCTTCTTAGAGAAGATGAAGGGATATGACGGTACATCTAACGGTCAGATGCCTTACAACTTTCGTATGGATGCTCTGCGTTTCTGCCACAAAGTATATGCTCTCACAGACTACTTTCTTGAGGTGTCAGAGAATGAATCAAAGGGTGGTTGGCTTATATGGATGGATGCAGATGTAACGACTACCTCTCCTTTGTCGGAAGAAATTTTGTTCCAGGCTTTTCCTAAAGATTCAGAACTAATACATCTAGGAAGAACAGACATTGATTTTAGTGAGACAGGCTTTATTGGTTTTAATCTAGACACAATGCATAGTCATTACTTCTTAGCCGACATACGAGGCTGTTACGATATAGGCGAAGTACTAGCATACAGAGAGTGGACTGATGCTTTTATTATGACTAGGTTTATTAAGATATATGCAGCGCATGGTATGAAGGTTCATAATTTAAGTGATGGTGCTTCTGGTCTAGCTGTTTTTCCACAGTCTAAGTTGGCTGACTTTATGACCCATCATAAAGGTAATTTAAAAAACACTATAGATAAAGACACTGTTACCCCTGATGTAAACCTACCTCGTTATCATCAGTTAGCTGTTCTTATTAGAGAATACAAACCTAAAAGAATTGTAGAAGTTGGAACTTGGAATGGCGGCAGAGCTATAGAAATGGCTTTGGCTGCTTTTGAGAACAGTAAGAGAGTACACTACACGGGTTTTGATTTGTTTGAAGACGCAACCTTTGAACTAGATCACAAGGAACAAAATGTTAAGCCTCATAATAATTTTGATGCGGTAAAGAAACGTCTTGAAGATTTTGCTCACAAGATGAAAGAAGATAAGAAGACGTTCACCTTTACTTTAATAAAAGGTGATTCAAGAGAAACTATGCAGAAGACAAAGAAAGAGTTAAAGAAAACTGACTTTGCCTTTATAGATGGTGGTCATAGTGAAGAAACTATTTTATCTGATTATAAAAATTTAATACATGTTCCTGTAGTAGTCCTAGATGATTATTATAGTAAAGATGTAGATGGTAAACTTCCTGGTGCTGAGTTTTTAGGAACTAATCGTCTTGTAGAATCAATGGAAAAGACAAGGATATTTGTCTTACCTTCTCAAGACAGAGTAAAGGATGGCGGTACTGTTCACTTAGCTGTCAGACTAAAAACAGATGACCTTCCTGATCTGCCTAAAGTATTAAGTAGAACGCCTATCATTGTACAGCCTAAAGATTGTGTTCCTAAAGAAGAAATACTAGGTAATATAAATGACAATGTAGAGTTAATAAAAGACTGGGACTTTGTTCAAAACTGTGATGTTAACAATGAACATATAATTGTAGCATCTGCCGGTCCTTCTATGGATTTTGAAGAGTTAAAAGCTGTTCAGAAAAAGTATGATGCTAAAATAGTATGTGTGAAGCACAGTTATCCGCTACTTTTAGAGGCTGGTATTCAGCCTTGGGCATGTGTTATACTTGACCCTCGTCCGATAACTGGGACAAGTACGCACGGTGTTGTGCGAACAGAGTTGTTTAAGGAGGTTGATCCAGTTACTAAGTTCTTTATTGCGTCCATGACTGACCCTAGTGTTACTAAGTTCATATTGGATAAGACAAAGAATGTATATGGGTGGCACGCTTTCTCTCAAGCTGTTGCTGATATAGTAAGTGGTAAGGTTGAGATAGACTATAGTTTAAAAATAGATAAAGAAAACGCTACGTTTGTTAGTGGTGGTACATGTGCAGCAATGCGATCAATTGGTATGATGCACATATTTGGATTTAGAAACTTCCATCTGTTTGGTTTTGATTGTTCAATGGAAAGTCTTTCTGATGAACAGAAAAAAGAAAAGCTAGACGATGGTGTAAGACCTAAATATATGCCAGTAGAAATAAACGACTGTAATTTCTGGACTACTGGCGAACTTCTTGCAATGGCACAAGACTGTGAGAAGTTGTTTGATAATCCTCAAGTTGAAATGATGGTCAATTTTTATGGAGAGAATACATTAGTATCTGAGGTTTATAAACTTTCTAAGAAAAGTAATCCGACACACTACACTAAATATATAGAAGAGAAACAAGCGACCTAAGAAAGGATTTAACATGCTTCAAACTATCATAGACAATAGCGATGTAAT